AACGTATGACGATCACCATTGAACCCTCTATCGAAGACGTACTCGTCAAGGTCTACGCCATCAACTACAACATTCTACACATCCAGAGCGGTCTCGCAGGTTTAAAATTTTAAAGGGGTATAGTAGTAATGGCTGGTCGGATTCAGCTTACAACGAAGGGTGTCCAGGACATATACTTCACGGAAGAACCGGACTATTCACACTTCGTGCAGTTATTCAAAAAACATACGAATTATACGACACATTTTGTAAAGTTGGATGTTGACAGTGATCCAGAATTCGGAAAGACGGTTCGTCTCACCATTCCTAAAGATCAAGGTGATCTGATCAAGACGATTAGTTTGGACGTCGAACTAAATCCCATAGCCGAAGCCGAAATCACTCGCACTGGATACGTCGAATCGATCGGTCACGCCATGATTGAATACATCGACATGTACATCGGGGATGAAAAAATCCAACACATCCCGAGTGACTATTTACAGATTTACTCCGAACATAACTATACACAGACCAAACAGAAAGCCCTTGAAAAACTCATTGGTAAATATCCTGATCGTACGTCGAATGTACCAGTCGCGAGTGGTGTCATCTTGGGACATCTTGGACCTGCCACGACATCTCGTAAACTGTTCATCGACATTCCCTTTTACTTTTACCAGAAACCAGAACTTGCCATCCCGCTTTGTGCCATGTGCTATCAAGAAGTCACCATCGAGATTAAGTTTAGAGAAATTGAAGACTGTGTCGTCAAGACGGACCCACCTGTCGACGACACTGTTCAAACAGTTACCCTGGACTACGAAGTTGAGTCGAGTGAAGTACTTACGTCCAATATCATGGTTGTATCGAATGATGGATTATCCTTCGCTTCTAACGTCAATAACAGTATCGAAATTACAGGACAGACAACCTTCGTTGGTGACGGTATCGTCTCACCCGCGTTGAACGTTATCGCGAACTCATCAGGTATTTACCGTTACGAAGATGATCAGTGGGTACAGAGGTCAACTGATAGTGTGTCAGGTGATGTCCAGTTTTCGGATGACGGCAACGTCGTCGCTCAAATAGGCTATGGTCTATGGGAGTGGAATGGAACTGGCTACGATTTTAGGAGTAAGACAGATTTAGTGGCACTCTCAAGAGATGGGAGTATCTACAGTACAAGAACAACCGGTGTCATCAACGACAGTTATTTCATATATAACAGAACAACAAATGTACAAATAGGAGACCAATTCGTTTTTCAAACGTCCCCCGGGGCGACAGTCAGGTTTTCTTCTAATGGGTATATAATCGTGATTGGACTTGATAGTACGAAGGAGCTTAATATTTTCGAATTTTCTAATAATGAGTGGATTGCCTATGGACAAGTAATTGAATTATATGAGATTAGTGATATCACATTGAATAACCTGGGAACATCGATGTTTGTGTACAACGTCAATGAACCGTACGATACTGTCTATAGTGGTGTGGGTATAGTATACGTTTACGATGTCTCTACTTCACGTTGGGTAGAAGTGTATAGATACAGGGGTAGTAATGGTATGTACACCAGTATGAATGACACAAATACGTTGTTGACAATTAAAAAGGCGTATAATGAAACAGACTATATCAAACTCCAAAATATTACGAGATCCGTTGAGAATTACGACGATATTATCGTTCAGGGGGTTGAAAACAGTACGGACACCGGGAGTAATGTTTATGGTGTAGGATATCAGGCACTTGTCACACAAACTGTAAATTCCATCTTATTCAACACGAGCACATCATATACTGTAAATGCAACACAGACGCTACCCGTATTAGGTATAATTTCGGTTCGTATATCGGATGACGGTCTTGTATTACTGGCGTTTACTGGGTTTAGTATAAAAGTTTTCAAGCGTAATCGTGACATTCGTTTATTTACGGCGACGCCACAGATAAATGGTGTCGATTTATCTTTTGGTGGAGAAACGTTTATAAAAATGTACATTTCCAAGACTGGTAAATATTTCGCTACCGTGACGAGGGCGGTTACGAATGAATATATTGTTAGAGTTTATAACATCACGAGTGACAGTGCATTTAACAATATTGTAACAGATCAACTTCATACAAACACGACAACCTTTGAAACAAGACTCTTTTTTAACTATGACGAAACAGATATTGTTATTTATGATGCAACAGTAAAAGTATACTCATTGACGAATCCAACAGATACACCAACAGAGCTCGTAGATATTGACCCCTTTAATCATCGTGTATATGCAGTTTCTAGAGATCTTAATCGATATGTTAAGTATGACAGTGTCAGCGGAGTTGTAAAGATAGCTGATTCGGACGGTTCTAAAAGTGGATTAAACTTAAATATTGAGGATGTCCAAGATATCACCATTTCAAAAAATGGTACCATTGTAGCTTTTCTCACTGAAAAGTATACCTACGTCTATTCATTTAATGACAATGGTTGGACACTTAAATCTTCACTCTATGTGCGTATAGAAGATATATCCGAACTGTACGATTTCAAGATGTCGGATGATGGGAATGTACTGGCATATATAGATGCTGATACATTCGCAAACAAGTCACTCGTTCGATTATATATTTATAATGGGGTTGACTGGGACAGGGTATTGCGTGAATCAGACCTTGTAATGAACGGTTCGGGCCTAATTGCTGATATAGGGTACGATATGAATTACTATACATACGTGGGTAATACCCCACAGAACAATTACTTAACGATAAAAAAGATAAACACACAGTCCGAAACCATCATCGTCAACGTCGACCAGGAATTTTCTAGACTGTTCCCTAACCAGATTAAAAGTTGCAAAGTCTGTCTAGAGATGGCGTTTCTTGACGAATACGAACGGACTTTCATAAAAAAACATAAAAAAGATTACGTCATCACCCAACTGCAACAGGGGACATACACCATACCAAGGGCGATAGAGTCTCATAAGATTAGAACACGGTTTGTGAATCCGGTCAAGGAAATGTATTTCGTGATAAAGCGGGTTAACAATAAGGGGTATGAGGACTTTGTGTCACCCTTTGACTACGACAACGACAAAATCACGAGTGAGAACAAGCTCATCTTCTACGAAAACCTAAAAAGTTTAGAGTTGACACTCAACGATACACCAATTCTTGATAAGGATACGGGTAACTTTGTATTTCTCAAGTCTATTCAGCCCGCAATCCATCATTCCAAAACACCACTCATACGAAGATTCTACAGTTACAGTTTCGCGTGTGAACCTGAACAGGCACAACCGACGGGACAGGTGAACTTTAGCCTCATCAATAATCAATTGATCACGGCCAATGTCACCGAAAATACAACCTATGACCGAACACTTGACGTCTACGCCTTAAGTTACAACATACTTAGATTGGATAAAGGTATGATGCGAATGGTATTTAATACGTAATGGAACAGCAGTACATTACGTCAATGATTGATATAATGACACCCGTCCTCGAACGAAGTATGCTCATCGCATGTGAATACTGTAAAGCAACAGGTCGTGACACCGTCACGGCAGAAGATGTTGAATATGCCACAAAGTATTGTGCTATGAATACTGTGGGTGACCACATCGGTTCATTTTTTCCAGAGATATACGACAACCAGGAGGAGGAGGATGACGATGACTCTTTGGAAGAAGTGAATGACGATGAGTGTCCACCGTTTATCAGGTACTCAGGGGATGATTCTAGGTTTATTAAGGTTAACGAAGCCTATGATCACTGGGATGAATGGATCCCTCAAAGCCCGGCAGAAGAGATGTTAAAAAATGCTGTTAATAGTAATGGACCCAGAGGGATGGACGAGCAATGAATTTAAAATCATCGATGAAGATTCAAGTTCCGATTCAGACTCAGACTGTGATACCGAAGAAAATTTCCAGGTGACGAGGGGGTATTCCATACAAAAATATCAAAAAATCCTAACAGAGGTTGAATTGTTACCAGAATAATTTTCTATGCCTACAATAAATGTCCGGCCCCGCCATCGAAACTGTCCAGATACTCACCAAGGAACTTCAGACCCAGTCCCTCAACTCGGTCGTCGCGGGTTTCTCCTTCGCGGCTGCCATCTCGTGGCTTGACCTTGTCCGCTGGGCGATCAACCAGATCGTCCGCGTCCAGAAGAACGGTGGTCTCCACTACGGTCTCACCGCCCTCTTCACGACCCTCCTGTCGGTCGTCGTGTACCTCGTGATCTCCCGCTTCTCCCCCGCCGTGAAGAAGCCTACGGCTCCCGTGTACGCCATCACCCGCTAAGTTCTCTTACGAGTGATGAATAGGATGAATATACCCAAAAATGCGATGATAGCAATCAGTATGTACTGCTGATTCCATCTATACGGATCCTCTATTTCGGGGATGCTTATAGGCGGCGGTAAAACCCCAACATCTGAAGCTGTATGCTTTGAGATGGCTTTGAACTTTCCAGTGCTACACTCGATTTTAAATTTCAACACGTGTTCTTGATTTCTAAAATCGTAGGGGATGAGACGTCCCTGACTCATCGTGAAGAATGTGACATGTAGTTGTTTCAGACTCTTTTGTGGTCCAGAAAAGAATGTATGTTCTATGGGGTCTTCAGATGATGTGTAGTTGACGTAGTCACCATTCAAAAGAATTTGTCCAGTGAAGAACGGTTCTCGAATGTAGACATCTTTATTGAAGGTCTCGGATCCAGTTCCCAAACGTAACATCATGGCATTCGGACCTTCTAGATTGATGCTACCACCCGTAAAACTTTCGTTTTGTGCGATCGTTATGTTCTGAGGTGGTAACCCAAACACTTGATGAGGTGTCGTAAAATTAGACGTGATAAGGTTGGAAACATCGTCCAACGTACCCAGTCCGTAGCGAGCATTCGTCCCGTCACCAAACTTTAGAACCACTGGGTCGTTGCCTCCATTCAACCAAGACAGTGCATTCGTGTTAGAGTCATATGTGACGGTGAGATCACTGACGTGATCAGTGATGTTCGACGCGAGGTCGTCCCCGTTCGCGAAGGAGCGGTTCGGTAAACTGATGGTCGTACTATCAACACTGAACGTGTTGTTATGAGTATGAATCAGTGTCTGACTGTTTGGGATACGAGCGGACAACAAAGTGATTTTCTGGATGTTATAGATTTCATTCTTTAGATCTACGACATACTCGTGCGGGTCTGGGTATTTCGAATAGTCGCGTTCGCTACTATCGATTTCTAAGGTGTGGACCTCCATTAAAATTTAGGTATATAATTTTAATGAGTGTTTCTATTTAATTAATGGACTTGCTGAAGGGGTTGTTCGCAAGTTGGTTTTTCGCTAAATCTAAACGGTTACCCATGACATGGGGATTGGGAGCACCCTTATAGGGGTTAAGCTCAGTATACTTATTGACCTGGTAGTTCTGTGTCCACCCACCGTTCGCGGCACCAGTGCGTCCGTCGATCCGAGTCTTATCGTGACGAATCGTCGTCAAGGCACCGTGCTGGTTGACAGGCTTCTCACGGACGTTCATGCGGCCTGGGTTACCCATACGATTAGGCTTAGCACGACGTTCGTCGGGTCGAATACCGAAGGCGAATTGCTGGTCGACACTGTACCCAGCGTGACCATTGGTTCCTTCAACACCCATGCGAACCGCCGGCGAAACCATGTAGCCACCATAGAAGTTTGTGATACCCGGTGAAGGGTTGTTCACATGCATAAACTGAGCATCGTGGATGTCCTCCTTGTTACGGGTGGGGTTCTGGGGCAGTGTCTGCCCCGGAATGAAACGACGACCCGGTGTCTTGTCGAGACCATCCGCCCGGTGACCAGTCTGAGAACGATTGGTCGTTCGCATCGCCTTCTGATGCGAAGCCCGAGGGACAACACCACTCATACCCTGGGCACGACCAAATGTGGGAGGGCGACGCTCGGGAAGGTACGCAGTCTTTTCGGGATGATTGTAGCTCACCTTACCAATTTCCGCACGACGACCACCCTTCGTGTCGACGGCAGGACCGGAACGACCAGGTAACGTGGTAAGACGATACGCACCTGTGTTAATAGGATTCACTCGGAAAACCTGTTGGTAGCCACCAGCCGACTCGACGTCGGCACCGACACCGAGACCTGGGCCGACCAACTTCTTTTCGACTGG